CGTTAGCAAGATCTATGGCGAGTACTAAAAATATCAAAGGCGCAGCGGTATTAAATAACGCGTTTGACGCTACTTTTGTTGGCGGTGATGGAGTAGAACTTTGTTCTGCTGTTCACCCTACATTAGCTGGTACATTTTCAAACGAGTTAGCAACACCTGCTGAACTTAACGAAACATCTTTAGAGCAGTCATTAATTGACATCGCAGCTCTTACAGATGAAAGAGGCCTAAAAATTGCAGCGCAAGGAGTTAAATTAGTAATTCCTTCAGCTCTTCAATTTACTGCTGACAGACTTATGAATTCTGCAGGCAGAACAGGTACAGCTGATAATGATATCAACGCTATCAAGAATATGGGAATGATTTCTGGTGGATACACTGTAAATAATTACCTGACTGCAGCGAAGAAGTTTTTCATTAAAACTGATGTTCCTAACGGTCTTAAACATTTCAACAGATCACCTATCAAAACTTCAATGGAAGGTGACTTTGATACTGGAAACGTTAGATACAAAGCTAGAGAAAGATATGTTTTTGGATTTTCTGATCCAAGAGGTATCTTTGGTTCAAACGCTACGTAATCAATAAAATTTAGGGGCCGACACAATTCGGCCCCTTTTTCAAAATAAGGTGAGAAATGACTAAATTCCTAGTAAATATATGGGCTTATGACTACCACTCAAAATTTAAAGTGGAAGCAGAAGACAATCCAACCTCATTGGAAAACGCAATAGTTGACAAACTAGGGAAAAATGATATTATCTGGGAAACAACGGGAATGTTTGGTCCCTTAAACAGAATAACCTATGAGGAGGTTGTTGATGATACAAGACCTATACAAAGCAAAAAGGTCCTTGGAGTTGAAGTGGGAACAGGAGCATCTATCTAACGGTAGATATACTCTTGAAATGGTCAGAATCGATGACAAAGTTAAACAGATCATCACTGACATTAAGCTGGAAGAAGCAGCAATTGCTCACAAACAAAATACTGTAGAAGGTATTGCTCCACAAGTTTCAGTAGCTACTTAATAAAAAAGCTACATCGTAAAAACTTCATTTACACTACAGGCTCTCTTGCGCTCTACTTAAATGTATTGTATAAAAGATACACTATACACAATATAACAATTATTAAATGTAGACGCGTATAGTCGACTTCCCTAGGGACTACGTTTAAAATATCTAGGAGGATATTAATATGGCAAATACAACATTTACAGGAAATGTAAGAGCGAACGGAGATGGTTCTAGAAACACTAGAGCTGGAAGTATGCAAATGGTTGCAACTTTTCACGTTCCATCAACAGCAGCAGCAGCAGGAACTGCTTGTCAAGTATCAGCAACTGATACATCAGCAGTAGTTTTACCTAACAATTGTATCGTTGATAAAATTGTTTTTAAAGGTGATGGTGCAGGCGGTGCAGTAATCGATATCGGTTATGCAGACATTTCAACTGGAGCAGCATTAGTTAATACTGATGGTTTTGCAGATAACATTCCATCTGATGGTTTTACTACTCACGGATTAGGAACAACTATTTTACCAGGTGGTATTTTAGAAAACAATGCAGCAGCAGCTGCATCTGGTGTTGACATGGGTATTGTAGAAATGACTCAACAAGTTAAACTTGTTGCAGGAGTTGCGGCTGGTGGTGGAGCTGGAACTATGACTGGTCAAGTTTACTATCATATCAATGACGCTGGAAACGAATCTGCGTAATTAAATAATTAAGTGTGGGCTCCGGCCCACACAAAATTTAAGGAGAAACAATGTCAGGATATACAAGTGATCAAACAACATTAAATAAAACTACAGGTGCTGTAAGTCTTTTAAGAGCAGCTAGAACAAGAGTTACTTCTATCCAAGGTAAAGGCGAAGCAGGTTCTGTTTTACTTTTACACGATTCAGCTACAACAGGTGGAACAGGTGCAGGTAATTTAAAAGCTACTTATAAATTTGAAACAGAAGGATTAGAGGTTTATATACCTGGTTCTGGTATTTTGTTTGAAAACGGAGTTTGTGCAACTTTAACACAAACGTCTGGTACAGACGGAAGCGTTACCATGACAATTACAGGAGCGTAGGAGACTAAAGTGGCTACAATAACTTACAAAGTAACCGTAGCAACGGGGACTAATCAATATGGTACCGGTAATAAATTTTATATTAACGGAGAGGCTAATGTTGTCTTATATTTACAAGAAGGCAACACTTACATTTTTGATCAGTCAGATCCAAGCAATGCAGTTGGTGGTGTTCACCAATTAGCTTTTTCAACTACAGCTAATGGAACACACGCAACTCCAGCAGGTACAGCTTATACTACAGGTGTAACTTCAACTGGAACACCTGGAAATGCAGGAGCACAAACAACTTTTAATGTTGCACCAGTTAGAACTACAGGCGCTCCATTATTATTTTATTACTGTACTCTTCATAGTGGTATGGGTAATACTGCTCAAACTATTTCACCAACTTCTGAAACTACAGAATTTAATCCACAAATGGATGAAATTATTGAAGAGGCTTATGAAAGAACTGGTGTTAGAGGAGTTAGAACAGGTTATCAATTAAGATCTGCAAGAAGATCATTAAACATAATGTTTCAAGAATGGGGTAATAGAGGAGTTCATTTATGGAAAGTAAAACTAGCTAAAGTTCCACTAGTTGAAGGACAAGCAGAATATAGTTTTGCAGCAGATTCAGAAAATTTTCCAGAAGATATTAGTGATGTATTAGAAGCTTACTATAGAAATAATTCTACAACAACTGCACCACAAGATATTGCTCTTACTAAAATAGACAGATCAACATATTCACAAACACCAAACAAATTAGCTAAAGGCACACCCTCACAATATTATGTAGAAAGAAAATTAAATCCAAGTATATTTTTATATACTACACCAAGTTCAAGTGTATCAAGCACAACTACACCAAGTAGTTTTCAATTTTGTTTTTATTATTTATCTAAAATTCAAGATGTTGGAGCGTACAATAATACCTCTGATGTTGTAAATAGATTCTATCCTTGCATGATGTCTGGTCTTGCATATTATTTAAGTTTAAAATATTCACCAGATAGAAGTCAAGAATTAGAACGAAGATATGAAAGTGAATTATTAAGAGCACTTGATGCAGATAATCAAGGTACATCTACTTTCATTTCACCACAAACATTTTATGGAGATGGAGTATAATGGGTAAGTACGCATCAGGTAAACACGCATTAGCAATTTCTGATAGATCGGGAATGGCTTTTCCATATTCTGAAATGGTTAGAGAATGGAATGGTTCATTAGTTCATGTATCAGAGTTTGAAGCAAAGCAACCACAACTTGAACCTAAACCAGTTGGTTCTGATCCACAGGCTTTGTATAATCCAAGACCACAACCGGAATCTAAAACAAGTTTAATATTATTAAACCCTAATCCATTTACAACTGTAATTTCTGGTGGAACAACTTATGTAAATGTTTTTTCAGAAGATCACCAAAGAGCTGCAAATTCTGTAGTAAGATTTAGAGGTAGCCCTCAAGTAACAAGTGCTGGACCTGGAGGTACTGATCCAGCTGATGCAAGAAATTTACAAGCATTTGCAAACATTCCAACTTTTGACAATGTGAGTGATTTAAATAATGCAAATGGTTTTACAATTGCTTTAGGTCAAATAGATTCTGCAGGAAATGTTACTGGCGCAACAACATCAGATTCATTAACAGATCCAATAAATTATTTTTATATAACAAGCACTAGTAATGCTACAACAGGCGGTGTAAAAGGTGGTGGAGCAAACTGTTCAGCAGGACCAGTAACACTTGAGGTAGTAAACGGATAATGGCATACACTTTAACAAACTTACAAGACGATATTAGAAACTATACAGAAGTTAGTGATACTGTATTAAGTACTGCTGTTCTTAATACTATTATTAAAAATGCAGAAAATAGAATTTATAGAGAAATAGATACAGATCAAAATGTATTTTATGCAACTTCAAATGCTATTATTGGAAATAGATATGTAACTATTCCTGATGATTTAAGAGCAATTAGATATGTTCAATTTAAAGACCAAGCTGGTAATCAATATTATTTAGAGCAAAGAGATACTAGTTTTATGGCAGAATATTATTCTACTCCAGGAACACAGGCTGTAGATATTCCAAAATATTATGCTAATTGGGATGAAGAATTTTGGGTAGTAGCCCCAACACCTGATAAAACTTATGAAATTACTATATCATATGACAAGGAACCAGAAACTATAACTGATACTACATCTACTCCTCCTCCAGCTACAAATGGAACTTATCTGTCAAATAAATATCAAGATTTACTTTTATACGCTTGTCTGATAAATACATATGCATACTTGAAAGGCCCACAGGATATGTTACAATACTACCAACAGGCTTATACACAAGCAATTGAATCGTACGCTATCGAGCAAATCGGTATCAGACGCAGAGACGAATATCAGGATGGTGAAGTTCGTGCTCAACTAAACGTAAAACCACCATCAAGTAATTAAGGAGATAAAATAATATGGCAAATATAATACCAAATAGTTTTAGAGGTGCTCTATTCGAAGCTAATCATAATTTTAAG